AAGCCTTCAAAATGTCATTATATCTTTGGAACCACCATAGTATAGCATCTTTTCTTACCATGGATAGAAGTTTTGATCCTGCATTTCTATTTTTATGATTACTCAAACAAAATACAATGTTGTTTGCTATTTCGTTGAATTTGATATTGTGGTCTGTCATATATTTTTTAATCACTTTCGGTTTGTCAAATGCTGATGCTAACCCAAATACACCCACCATAGCTCCGTTCTCGTACAAATTCCAGTATAATTTTCTAGATGGTCTGTCAGCCCATTTGATATATGAGTGGTATTCATTAACAAATTCTCTTGCTACTTTTCGTGATTCAGGTGTAATTACCCTACTTATTTTATAATCATATTTGACTTCCTTTTGGTAATCGTTATATATACATTTTGAAATTCCCTCAATTGAGTTTGGTAAGTGTGTTTCAGATAGTAAGTCTATAAGTTATGCCTCCTTTCTTGTGAGATTATATTCAATGGTTGAAATTTCGGTGCGAAGTTTTGTCGCTTTACAGTCCTAACTGAAACAATACTTTCAATGCTTCTTTTTCTTCTTGTGAAAGTTTAGAAAATCTTTCTAAAATATTCATGCATCTTTCTAATTTTGATACATCTAAATTATTTATTTGCCTATTTAAGCCATCAATTAATTGCGATAATGATGGAATTGAATCTTTGAAGTAACGAAACTTGTCTTCTATATCTTTCTTTCTGTTTTGTTGTGATTCCCAAAATATATAAAGCCCCTCTATTTCCTCATCTACTAATTGCTTGTAAGACTTTTTGATATTTTCCGCTTTTCTCCTAAGATCAAGAGTAGCTGCATTAAAAACACCATCCCAAAGCTCCAGTTCGCGTTGAAAATTCTTTAAAACTTGTGACATTCCCTCTTTTTCCATTTGGGCTGTATCCAAGTTTTTGAGAGAGTCTACTAATTCCTTGTCTACCCACAGAAGTTCTTTCTCACTCACAGATTAATCCTCCTTCTTTTCTTGAAAGTCAACAATTTCTATTCCAGTTATGAAATAGTCTAAGTCGCAAATACGTTCCTCAAGTGTACAACTTTCGCCCTTTTCGTTGACTAATTCTGCCTCAAACATAATTTCCCATTCTGGATTATCTTCATCGTAATCTTTTACTCGAAAGTTACAGTCCGAATCAATTATGTCATCTTTGGTAATTTCGCTTGCCGTACTTAAAACTACATAACCGTATCCATAGCTTTCAACATCATAGTACAAATGACCTTTGTAATCTTGATACTGGATTGTTACTTTAACTCTATACGCGCCGAATTTTTGAGGATCATGAGAATACATTATTTCAACTCCTTTTCTTGACATTCAATAATTTCTATCGCAGTAATATAATCGTTCAAATTATAAATATAATCATTAAGCAGGTAAGTTTCACCTTTTTCATTAACCAACTTTGCTTCAAACATGTCATATGACTCTTTGAGAAATTTACGCTCATAGTCACAATCCGAATTAATCTGATCGTATTGAGTAATTTCAGACGCATTAAAAAGAAGCTCCCAACCTTCTCCGTGCCCTTCATCTTCGCCATACAAATGACCTTTGTACTCATCATACTGAAGCGTAACTTTTACCTTGTACACACCATATCTTTGAGGATTATGACGATACATAATTCAGCCTCCCAATATTCCAATTATTTTTTGGATCAATTTTAATGATTAACCGCCCGCTATTCTTTTCAGCATACCTAACGCAATTCATCGTGCCTCCTTTTGACCCATCCCACACAGCTATAGTAATTCTGGAATTATCAACCATGAATTCATTTCGTTTTTGAAGTTTCGCTTTATGGTATTCGCCTATAATTGTATCCTTAATTTGATATCTCTCACTTGTATCTACAAAGATAATTTCGTCCGCCTTTTCTAACATTTTTCTGTACCAGTATTTTTGCTCCATTGTCCACACAGAATCCTGTTTCTCAAATGGTAACGCAAGTATATTTTTGACAGAGTATATATTTTTGATTTTGTGAACACACCAAAAAGCCATTTGATCTACACCCAATGCACCACCTGATATGAAATTCCTAATATCATAGTCACAGATACATAACTTGATTACTTCTGTTAATTTCTTATATAATAATTGGTATCTTTCGTCACGCATATTGAATCCGTACATACATTTAGCTTGTGGTCTGTGACCTGTAAAATGAGCAGTAAAAAATTTAGAATTTTGACTTTCCATCTATCTTAACCTTGCATGCGCACAGGCATTATAACATTTACATGCTCGGAATTTGACTCGATTAATATAGGGTCAAATTCTCCTTTGGCACGCAGGCGCAATATATCTTCGGAATAAGAATTTAAGCAATCCTTAAGAAATTTAGCATTAACTGATATGCTCAAATCGGTTGGTGCATCCATTAAATTATAAATAGATATAGTATTTTGGTAGTTGTAGGTAGAATCGCTTGACGATATTGTCAATAAATCATCATCGAATAAAAGATGGACTATTGGTGGCTTTTCTTTGGTTATCGTGATAATCTTTTTAACATTGCTAAGAAGGGCATTTCTATCAAATGTTAAATCTTGAGTAAACAACAAATTAGATTCTTCTGTTATGCGCAACACGTTGGGATATTTATCAGTTGTTATACGACCTATTACAGTATTGTTGCCGTCTGTGAAATACACCTTACAGTTTTCAGTATCAATAGTTATAGCCACATCGTCTTTTTTAAAAACTTGAGCAGCTAGATTGATAGTACTGGCGGTTACAAGCATTTCGATTTCGGAGAGATTACCTAGAGGAAATGTTCTCAATGCTATTCGATGTATGTCGGTGGCTACTGCCGTTAATCCAGAAGAGTTTGTTTTTAGGTAGACGTTTCTGAATATGCTCATATCTTTGGTAGTAGCATACGTCACCTGTTTGGCAATATCCTGAATCACTTTACATGGTACAGAGAATGTAGGGTTATCTGAGCTTTCTTCAATAATTGGATATTCCTCTAGCGCAAACGATGCTACATTAACATCTATCGTATCGCTAATAAAGACAATACGTGTTGTTAGTAACTCCTGAAGTGACTCTAATTCCACATCGTTACTATTCGACATAGTTAGAACGTTGATTAACTCCTTGACGGGAAGCACTACCACACCTTCTTCAAAGATTGTAGCTGGTATGGTAAGGATTATAGATGTATCTAAGTCAGTACCAATAAGTTTGACTGCGTTATCCGAAGTTTCTATCTTGACACCTGTTAGAATAGGCGTAAAAGACTTACCAGGTATAATATCTTTACATAGTCTGAGGGATGTGAGAAGTTGTTTGCGATCAACCATAATTTTCATTGACTCAAATCTCCTCCTTCCACGTGAACGTTTGCTAGTCTCAATTCTTCCTCAAACTGTTCATCTGAGATACTAGCTAAGTGTTCAAGTACAATTTGTCTTATTTCCTTCACCCTATGCTATTATCCATGGTTGCTTCCTCCATCTACAAAGCCTCCCTCTTTTCTCACCTGAACAAACATTCTGTCAACATTATCCAGCAAGTTATTTTTTATTAATGATGTGGAAGACAATGCAAATTTATTTTCAACTAAATCAATGTACATAGTAAATTCGCCTTTGCCTCCATTATAAAAATTGACCCATCTTTCAGGACTTAACGAATGTTGTATTTCTAACTGCTCAATTGCTAAGTTATCAAAACTTACTATTTTGAAGTGATTCATGACATTTACCATATTTTTACGCAAAATTTCCATGTTTTTATTAATAAGATTTCGTGCGTGCCGATAATACTCTAACCCTCTACCTTTCATCTTATATCCGAGAATCAATATTTTTAAATCTTTATCATAAAGCTTCTCTAACTCCTTAAGGGTAATCATGCCATTTATTACATGAATTACGGTGTTATCGAAATACTTTATTTTTTTAACAAACTCCTCATTAATATCGGTTAAAGATACGCCTATACCTTTGACAAGATCGAATTCAGTTAACCATCTAATTACATCAAACCCTTTTACAAAATGTGTTTGATTAACCGTGATATTGGCAATTACTTTTTTAGAATACAACTTATCCAGAAATGCTATTAGGTCTGGATGTGTAAGTGGATTACCGCCGCCTATCGCTAATTCAGTATAGGGATGAAGTGAATCAATGAATTGGGCATTTAGTATGTCACCATGTTTACCATCGGGTGTAGACACTTCATGGCACATTGGACATAACATGTCACAATTGTTTGTGATTTTTACGTCAATGGATTCGGGAAAATTCGGATAGAATTTATTATCATTAGTTTGTCTAATCTTCGTTCCATTTCGAGTGTCAATAAGTGCCTTGTAATTACCATTCTCATAAGTAACCCAATTCATTATAAAGCCTCCTTTAGTATTCGCCGTAAATGCTTATGCCTATTACTTTTTCGCCACTTTTTGTTTTCAATTCTTCTGTTATAATTTCCACGTTACTGTAAGATTCGTGTAAAAGATAGCCACTATTATCTAACGCTTCGCTTAACTTTTTCTTGTCTTCTCTTTCGCCAGTTTCTGTAAGGTAATCCAAAAGAGTTTCACCAAGTACGTCTTTTAAGGTGTATAATCCTCCACGACCGATACTAATTACTAACTCACCATTTAGATACTTTTAATATTCCTTCTCTGTACAAAGTGTCAACGAATGTGACGTGCTACTGTTTGTCTCAAAAATACCAATACGAATTGTATACATTTGCATACCTCCTAGTAATTTTAGTTGATACCTTCCAGAATTAACTTTTGTGGTTTACCACTCCTATCCGCATAATATACCGCCTTCAATTTGTACAATCGTAACAATTCTTGACATTGTTTACACGGACAGCCAAATACAATATTACCATTTTTGCCATTGATTCCAACGGTATATAAAATTGCATCCTTAACTTCTTCGGGATCAAATTTGTACAAAGCGTCCAATTCACTATGCCACCCGTCCTTAATTGAGTCATAAAAGGAGAATTTTAACGCGCCCCGTCTGTCGTTACGATTGTACCCGATGGCAATTATTCGGCCACTTCTAACCAGCACAGAAACGTGTTTATAATTTTCAGATTTACTTTTACTAACGATTTTGAAACAAAATCGTATCCAATTTTCGTGTCTCATTCAAATCACCTTTGACTAATGGTCACATTATACACCAAAATCGAAGGTTTGTCAAGCAGAAATTTAGTTAGGTACTATTCACCGGTTAAATACCCTGCTCCGTAACATCTTTCACGAAAATTTCACGGTGTGGATACCCCGACTGAAGTCAGGAGTGATTGATAGGACTTGGCGGGAGGCAATAAACGTTCACCCTTATAATAAGTCTGGATGTTAAGCCTCCGCAAGCCTATCTTCACATACTTCTCCTGCAATTCGATTCCAATTGTCTTTCGGCCCAATCGCTGCGCCACAGCTGACGTAGTAAAAGTTCCCGCGAAGGGGTCGAGAACCACATCTCCCGGATTGCTACTAGCTTTAATGATTCGCTCCAGCAAAGCCTCGGGCTTTTGGGCTGGGTGTTCTTCGTACTCTTCCATGCGGTAACGGACTCGGGGATATTCCCATACGTTTCCGGGCACTTTTTCAGAGCTGTACTCCGTGGGAACAGGTTTGCGATAATCAATCAACTTGCGTTTCGCACCAGTCTTGGCCTCAACCTTAATGTCGTTTGCGTTAAAGGTATAATTCTTTGGGGTCTTGACGCAGAACAAGATTGGCTCATACACCGAACCGAAATACTTACGGGCTTGAACTCCGGAGCTGTCATAATACCAAACGATACGTGATAAGATAGTTAATCTCTCCCGTAGGTACAGGTCAAGATATGGCATACACTGAGTGCTGCTCATGACATACATACTGCCATCGGGCTTTAATTTGGCGATGCAAAGGTCGAGCCACTTATAACACCACTCGGCATAAGCCTTATCGGAAGGCCAACGGTCTATAAACCCTTCAAATTTCTTACCGATGTTGTAAGGAGGATCGGCAAAAATTAGGTCTACCGAACTATCCAGAATGGACTCCTTAAGAACCTCAAGAACATCACCCCAGTAAATCACGTCGTTGCCTTTTTGAAAGCTTATAATCTTGGATTCTTGACTCATCTATTACTCCTCATCTTTCCACGAGTAACATTGTGCCAAATTTCCATGTCGGGCTGACTGTTTTATATACAGCACTTTTGCTACGGCATAATTTACACAACAATAAACTATTAAATCAGCACCGCAATTGCATTTATAACTACTATATACCATTCTTTCGATTTTATGGATTTTTCCACATTTAATGCATTGTAATTTACAAATCAGGACGCTATCTCTTTTCTTTACCGTTATATAAGGTCTATAATTTTTATAATAAACCTGTCTAACTTTTAAATTATCGGATTTTGAAACAATTTGACGTACCCATCCAGGAGACGTTTGAAATTTTTCAGCTACTTCCTTAAGACTCCCTGATTCTATAAATGCTTGTTCTATTTCTTCTTTCTTGCACTTCATTTTACATCACTATGATAATGAAATTCTCTCCCATTGTCTGTTTCTTCATAAATAACTACCGTATACCTCTCTGTATCAAACATAATTGGTTCGTTATCAACATCCTTATTTTCTTTATCTATAATTTTTAAATATAAAACCATAAATTTACCTCTCCTTGTGCGAAGCTACAAAAACGTAGTAGATAGTACTAAATATCGAATAAATTAGAATTGGTAACCAAAAGATGGTCAATATTATTACTAAAGTAACTACATTATCATCTTCGCAGATTGATAGTAATTGGCTTTCCGCTCTAAGGTCCTTCTTATAGGTCCTCAGTATTTGAAATACAAATTCCCAAAAAATTACGCCCGTCAACATATACAAAATTGCAATACTTAGTGTGTAAAAGAGATTATCGCTCATTATTATTCTCCTCCTCAATTAGATCTCTGAGCCAATTTTTAATTGCACTACAACTATTTTCTCTACAATTTGTGGAATAGTCTTTACAATAACGACACGCCAATTCAAAGCTTTTATCCAGCAACGCATTCTCAAAAGAGGTGTAGAGTAAAATAAGTTGATCTTTGGTAATCATTTTTCTACCCCTTTCTATTGAAAATACATATTGACTATATAATCGCTAATGCTTTTATAAATCATTTCCATAGGACATACATCTGTTGCAAAATACTGACTCACCACATAATTTAGATGAATATAACCATTAAGCAGATATAACGGGCCAAAACCAATAATCGGCTTTCTCAAGAAGGCAAAATTAAACATTTCATATAGCGTTCCAGGCGAATCCAAGATATGTTCAAAGTTTACCACCATAAGATCACATTGTTTAAGATAATAATTATTTTGATCTACAATTCCTTTCTTGTCATACCCCCCATTGCTCTGAAAATTTTCACAAGGATCAAAACAATTAATGTTGTGACACGAAAGAACGCTCTTAAGTTCCTCCCGCCATTTTGTAGCTTTCTCAAAGCTATCGTTCTTAACATGATACGACATTGCGCCTGCCAGATACACTTTCACCTTTTCTCACTCACCTTTTGAAGAAATTGACCACAAGAATTCTTTTCGGGACAATATCCTAAGTGAAAGCATTTCGGCTTCATAAAATCCGAAATAATTTGCCATTCCTCATCTATTTTAGAGACAGTATCCTTCAATTCATTCATGAAATCTCTAAACTCTTGATAGGCCCTGTTACACATGCGGACGTGCGCGAGATGAATTAAGGCGCGGGCATTAATCTTTAGGACAACTTTAGTCATCATGCCAAGCGGTAACAGATTAGCAGCATCCTCTTTAGAAATACCATTACTTACAAGTTTATGATAAGCATGAGATATATACAGCATACAATCATGATAGGTATTTAAAAGTTCCATATCTTTTCTAACCGCCAAGGGGACATAATATTGAAAGTCTTCATAATTAACGTATCTTGTTGATTGTTGCAAACGTGATACGCCTACAATATGTGTATATAATTCTCTTACCATCCTGGCACTATATCCTGATATTTCTATAGTTAAATCCACAAATTCCAATACACGATCATGACCTGACACTATACAGTCCAATCCCACTTGTTTTGATGGTTTACTATTATAACATACACTTGCAACCTCACCCATAAAAGTCAGCGGATACGGCATTGCATCTATAATTTTGATCAACATTACCACTATCCTTTCGTTTTTAGGTAACAGGGAGTGCTAGGTTGCCCTAGGCACTCCCATATTCACTATTACTTTACGCCCGTTGATCCCAACCCCCCTCTGTTATCAGTATCAAAACTATTGACCTCCATAAGGCGCACCTTCGGCTGATTCCGATTAACCCTCCCTTGGCAAATCCTATCGTACTTCTTAATTACAGTATCCCGCAAAGCTACAACAGGAACGGAAATCCAATCGTCATTGCCACAATACGAATTATCAATGACAGCATAATGATTTGTCAGGATAATCCCGAAATTCTTAAACGTACTACTACGTGGCACAATGTTAAATTCATATCCGCGTGGCATCTGAATTGCAATTCCAAGTGGAATTAGTGCATATTCACCAGCCTTTAAAGTGACTTCTTCAGCACTCCTTAGATCAATCCAGTCAGAGCCCTGTGTCTTTTGGATTTTAGGCATGTTAGGATCAAGGTACTTAATTTTAATTTGAAGAGGGGGATGATACCTCCTAATTTGTTTGTACTCAAATTCACCCGTTTGTCTATTCTTATCCTTGTCAAAATAGGTGATAGTAAATTTGTCCTTATTGATTTGCTTGACGATCCCGGTTGTCTTAAATTCTGGAAGCCATACTTTCTCTTCGACAGAAAAACGGTACATTATAACCTCTCCTTTAGTTACATTTTGAGTATCCACAATTGGAGCATACTAAACAACCTTCGCTCTTATTCAGTTTTTCCTTACATTCAGGACAAACTAGTCTACCATCACCTTCTTCTTTTGATGTAAAATGTTCAGGAACCTTTATATCACCTTCTTTCAATTGCTTTTGTACCTTCTGTAGTAATTTTGCAATTGCCTGCGGACAGCTTCCACCAGGCGAAACTTTCACTCCTTTCCCTTTGGCGTGTTGATAGGCGGGGCATACTCCAGCACTTTCTAATTGGTCTATTACATCCTCTAGCGCAATTCCCCCTCTCAGCCCTAAACTAATTAGTCTAGATGTAGCTTGTGTAAAAATTGTACATCCGCCTTTTGATCCTGTATTTACAAACGTTTCTATGATATTGCCGTCCAAATCGGTAAATATCATGACCCACATCTTTCCACAGCCTGTAATGAGTTGTTTTCTAATACCCTTAGCCTCTTTTAACGCTGGCTGAATATATCCTCTCTTATCTTTCCTTAACTCTTCTTTTCTCTCTTTAACTTCGTTTAACACTTGTTCGCTTCTACTGCCATCTCGATAATAAGTTATTCCTTTGCAACCTAATTCGTATGCTTTCAAATATGCTTTTTTCACTTCTTCGACAGAATGATTTGATGGTGCATTGATCGTCTTGGAAATACTACTATCTAAATATTTTTGAATCGTTGCCTGCACCTTCAAATGTTCATCTACACTTATATCTTTAGCAGTAACAAAGTAATTCGGCACATCTTCATCTGGATTTTCTTTGAGCCATGCCTCCCATAATGGGTGCTTTATTAAATGTTTACCTAAATTATCCTTTCTTTCGTACTCAAAACTAAAATTAGGTTCAATGCCACTAGATACTCCAGCTAGAAGGGATGTGCTTCCTGTAGGTGCTTGAGTTAACAAAGTAACGTTACGAATTCCTGTTTTCGTTGCTTTTTCTTTACACTCAGATGGCAACCACTCATGATACATTTTGTACGCAAAACTATCTTTATTCTCTAAGAAATATTTGTCAAAATCAAATTTAGGAAAGGCACCTTTCTCTTCGGCCAAATTGATACTACTTATATATGCTTCTCTGGCTAAGATCCCGTACACTTTTTCGATAAACTTTAGCGACTCATTACTCCCATATCTTATTTTAAGCATAATTAACGCATCAGCTAGACCCATTGTTGATAAACCTATTCTACGTTGAGATAACTGTGCAATTTCATTTTCTTTCAAAAAATATGATGTAATATCAATTACATTATCTAAAAATCTTACAGCACGTCTTACATCCAAGGTAAACCTGGCATAGTCGAATTTACCTTTAGAAATGTAACTTGTAAGATTAAGATGACCCAAATTACATACGTTCCACTTCCCACCACCAATTTCACCACATGGATTACATCCAATAATCTCATCGAAATACCAACTATTTGATTTTTTGTTATATTCGTCGATAAATATTAATCCGGGTTCACCACATGCCCATGCTGACTTACAAATTAAATCCCACAAATATGATGCTTCGAGAATTTTATATGTTTTTCCGTCAAACTTCAACTCCCACTCGTCATTGCTCTTTAATGCATCCATAAAATCATTAGTAACTAATACAGACAAATTTGCATTGTTTAATCTTGATTCATCTCTTTTGACCGTAATAAACTCTTCAATGTCAGGGTGATCTATTCGTAACGTTAAAATAGACGCTCCACGTCTAGACCCTCCCTGTGAAATTACACCAGTAATCTTATCGTACAATTCACCCCAACTGACTGCTCCGCTTGAATGACCATCCGTCCCCTTAATATATGCTCCACGGGGTCTTAAAGTGCTAAGATTAACTCCAATTCCTCCACCGCGTGCCATAATATCTACTGCTTTACTTAAATTATCCATGATCCCTTCTCTGGAATCAGACGGAGAATCAAGGATAAAGCAGTTATAAGCTGATACTCCGGGTTTACCCAAACCACTTAGTATTCTGCCACCTGGAACAAAACGGAAATCTTTAAGTAACCAGTAAAATTCATTTTCCCATACCTCTACATTTTCTTCTTTTGAAGCAGCTACTTTAGCCAATCTTAGCCACATTTCAGATGCTTCTTTTTCTAAAAGGTTACCATTTGTGTCTTTAAGTGCATATCTATCTAGAAAGATTTTGTTTTGTAACTCGTTGTACAAATTATCACTTTCCTTCAAGCTGCTACCTCCTGTTACATCTTAATTCAAAATCACTCCACGTATAGTTTGCTTGAATATTATCTGCCTTGTCTTTTTCTATTTCTCCCAATGTTCGCATATCAGTAAGATCACCATCCAGAATATATGCTCTTTTATTGTCCTTATCAACACCAATTAATAGCCTTATTTGAATTCCTTCCTCCATAGAGTCATAAACTAACATTTTAAGTATTTTACCATCCAATTCATTGAAATTTGCTGGTGTAACGTCGATAATTTCATAGTCCATTTTATGCACCCTTTCTATACTCATCCAGAATAATATCTGCTACCCACGTTAAACGCCACCTATGCCCCATTGTACGCCTCACCTTCTTTTTGATACTAACACATCCTTATATCCTCAATAAACATTTGTTTGGTTATAATGTTTCGCTTCAACCCAAAATTGTAATACTTGTTAATGTTTAACGACCCTATTACATCAATCTGATCACCTTTTGTTAGTGCAATTTTTTCATTCATTCTAAATTTAAGTAAATCAATATCATTACTTGTAATTTTGAGAGTATCACCTTGGCCTATATATTTCACTTCCCAAACTGGCACATTTCTAATTAAGAATTTACACGTCTCAGCATTTTTACCAGCCAAATAGTCAAACTCATTAACATCCTTAATAAAATCGTAACTTATCTCGTCAAGTGAAAGTTCCAAATCATATAATATTTGTTGTTCCTTGTACTCAATGTTTTGCTCCAAATAATCTAATAACTTTTCAAACTTACGCTCATGAATAGATATTCCAAAGGCACCTTCGTGACCCAGTACAAATTTAGCTAGCCCCGATTCCTGGATTATACTTTTAAATTTAATATCACCTATACTACGACCTGACCCATTCAGATAATTGTCATGCTTCGTTAACACAAGAGACACAGTACCAAAGTGATTACATATTTTTGTAGCAATTAAACCGTTAAACCCTTTTGGAATCTCGTCACCAACAAACACCGCTATTTTAGAAAAACTTAATATTTTCGGTTTTATACTATCGAATACTTCAGCTTCTAATTTTTTCCTGTGCTCATTAAGTTTGATTAATTCTTTGGCACTAGAATTGATAACCACAGGATCGTCTGTCAATAGCGCCTCAATAACCTTTTCGATCTGTCCTAAACGAGCACTTGCATTTACAATAGGTGCTATTTGATAACCAATAGTTTGCGAATTAATTGAGCTAACCCTTAGCTCCTTTAATAGTGCCTTAATAGCAGGGTTTGATATATTTTTTAAGGCGTTGAATACTAGATAACGATTTTCTTGCACTCCCATACTCATTACATCTGCATAGAGTCCAATGCCCGCTAAATCTATAAATTGATTATTATAATATCCTAAATAGTTATCCATTATTTGGAGTAACTTCCATACGACTCCACTTCCTGATAACTCCTTGTTTGGATAGTCACATATTTGCGGATTTACAATCAATGCATATGGATTTTCTCTTTCCTGAAGATGGTGATCTAAAATAGTTATGTCCAATCCACTTTCTTTTAATCTTTTGCACTCATCGGCTTCATTTGTAGAACTATCACAAATAATCAGTAATTCCGTTCCAGATGGTACGTTTTGATTACTAATTCCATGCCCTTCACTTCTTTGGTGATAAGTATATTTAATGTTATCTGTAAACATATTCAAATATCTAATCAACATAACTGCCGAACATATGCCATCTGTATCAGGATCAAAGCTTACCACGATCTTTTCATTGTCTCTTATCGCCTTTAAAATTCTGTCGGCCACTTTTTCGATGTTATCTAGTTCCGTAGGATTATGCAAAGATAAAAATGACGGCCGTAGCCACTCGTCCAATTGTACCCCTCTAATCGCCGCCAATTTATCCTGAATACTGTCCCAGGGCAAATAATCCTGTGCTGGTTTTCTCTGTACCCATTTCGTCGATTGGTGCAATTATACCACATCCCTCTTAGTATGTCAATACTTTTTTAAACCTAATAGGCGTATAAATTCTTCTCTATTCACATCTGTCGGTGAAAGTTTATCCTTAAAATAATCATACACAGGGACATAACTAACATTTCTATTCTTAATTTGTCTTATCTGTTTACCAATAAATTCTATATCCTTATCAGCATCAAACATAAAAGTAATTTCAACGTCTAGTCCAAACTCACGCAACAGTTTAGTCTGCACAGGGGATAAATCGCACCCCATTAATGCTACACAATTTTCTACTCCCCATTGTGTTGCCAGCATACAACTTTTCTCTGATTCAAATACAATCACTTCTTTTCTTTCGCAAATAAACTCGGTCGCTCGATGCAAATTAAATAACTCCAAAGTTTTAAGACACGGGTAGAGAAAAATGTATTTGTTGTCTATGTCATCAGTTACGCTCCTTCCTTTGACACCAATTAATTTTCCATTTTTGTTATGAATAGGAAAGACAATTCGTGCGGTTTCTAAATCAAATCTGATGTCAAAAATGTCTCTAGTCTTATGATTTATCCCTTCGTTACACCATTTGTGATGTAAATAAGGCAAATATTTATCCATTACATTATCATTCAGAATATCGTTTTCAGGAATATTCTCTAGATATAACTCTTTGTTTCTCTCTTTTTGTACGGGCCGAAGAAAGTAACACCAATCTGTCTTCTTTTCATTTATGCTTAACTCATAATCAAATAGGTTACAAACGTATTGTACAATTTCATAAAATTTTTCTCTTATCTTTTCAAATGTATCAGCATGATACAAAATGTAACCAATTATATTATAAATATCGCCATGAATATTTCTTGACCGTATATTACTACTCAAACTTTCATTAACTTTAACTTGTACACTTCGTTTGTTATCAGAATCAAATTCTGGCGGTAATTGAGCACAAATTAATTTGCCATATTGTTCCCTATGAATGTTTTGACAACCTAAAATCTCAAGAAGTTCTTCAATTCGTTCCTCTTCGTATAACCTTTTCTTAATCTCTTTTGCATCCATGGAAACCCCCGTCAGCTAAGAATAATCGTGTGAATCCACTAAATGAGTCATTCCAATCTCTTCCCACGAATTACGATTAAAATTTACTTTGTAGACTATCAAAGGTAATCCTGTCTCATTACATTGCCCTAAGCGGTTTTTCCCAACAAATAACAGATAATACTTATAATCGCTAAAGGGTTCCAGTTTAAAAGTTTCCTTATTGTACTTTCCATCCTCACTTTTACGGAATCTAAAACATTCTAATTGGTTCTTACCACCATCCAATTCATCATCCCATACGGGACGAATCAACAATAAAACGGACGCTTCATTCTTCATTTTTTTAGCTTCGCCTAATGCAAACTCATTTAAATATCTATATCGAATAGCAGCATCGGTTAACTGCACATTAACCCAAATGCATACTCCTAAGCCCCCGTTTTTTCGGCACAATTTGTATAAGTCTTTAATATCGTCAGCCATTACTTCCCATCTAGGTTTGCCTGATTGACCTTCAGATGGCTTACCCGTATCAATTACAAATTTGGTTACACCACGTTTGGCATAGTGTTTAATTATCTTCTTGACTTCCTTCATTACATAGTTTTCCAAAAAAACAAATGTGATCAATTTATTGTTTCCAGAAGTTGCTTCCTTGACCCATTTAATAGCACGTTGTAGTTTTTCGTATTCTTCTGGACTAAATTTACCCTCCTGTAGTCTATATCGAGCAAAACCTTCTTTAGTCACCGTCCCCATGATAGTTACCAATAAATTTTGTCGAAAGCGGTCGATGGATTCTTCATTAGCAATTACTACCAGCTTTTCTTTATTTTTTATACAAGACATAATGATTTTTTCAATCATAAAGGCAGTTTTTCCACGTCCTGAATGACCACCAAACAAATACAATTCCCCATTTAAAAGTCCACTTGTGGCACGTGTGAGTTGTTTGCTGTTATTAAATGGCAATCCTATCTCAGGGTTCTTATCTATTTTTTCTACGAAACTATCTAAATTATCCAGTAAATACTGTTCTTCAAAAGTATTATTATTATTTTGAAATACTATTTCTTCAATCTGGTATAACCAATAATTGGCAATTTGGTCCGCATTTAATTTATTGTAGTCGTATTTGTCATTGTTTTCGATAACTTTGTTACCTATCACACTTCTTAAACTGCGTAACAAATTATATTTTTTTACGGTGTCATAATAGAGATTAAAGTTACTTTTTTTATTTTGTACTTCATTAATTAACTCTTGTATTGTCTCATATCGACCAAATTTATCATATAATCCTTCAACTTTTAATTCAGTAACGGCATTTGCAACAGTTATGTCGTCTAAAATCTGACCACCCTTATTTGTAATGGTTCGACCTAATTGAAAATAAAATTGCCAAATCTTATTACCAAAATGTTTTTTGTTCAAAATGTTATCATCATATTCCAAATACAACGAAGGATTATCATAAAATAGCGCAACAAGAAAGGCTTCTGCTGGATAAACTTCTGTGATTAGAATGTCTTTTGCTAAATCCATGCGACCGCTCCTTACAACAAACTAGATATATCTCCTTTAACTGTAGTAGTCCTAAATTCATTATCACCCCTATCTTCATAAATATATAACTCGTTTAGCTTTTTCATTTTTTGCTCACGTTCTCTTTGCTGTTTAATTTTTAGATTACTTACATTCAGTTGGTTCCTCCAAATGGCAAACACATATGGCTCACCTTTGTTGATATGCTTACGCATATCAACCTCCTTTGCTTTTAATGCGTCCAACATTATTTCCCAATCATAGTCACCTTTAGCATACTTATCAATTATAATAACAGTCTGTCTATTTAATTTGGGGATGTTAAGTACGTTTTTCCAGAGTTCGTAAAATTGGTGCCTTAATTCATTTTTCATGGATTTTCGTCCTTATCCACATTAACATTGAGGTGCCTATAAACCGGGAAGTCTTTATCGCCATCTCGCAACTTAAGATAAAGCCAATCCTCAAGGACTTCCTGAAGGGTGCGAATGCACTCCTCAGAGGTATCTCCTGTCGCCCACACTCCCTCGCAGGAAGGGATTTCGGCGTAGTAATAACCAGACGGGGATTGCTCAATCTGCACTTCTTTCATGGCCTTGTCAATGAAAGACGTAATCAAACCACCTGACATGCTCGATTTCACCTCCAATGCTCCTTCATTTGCTCAAACTTATTAATCTTACATACCATATCATAATAATCATGTGCATCTACGATAACGTAAGGCTTCCCTAGAATAAATTCCACAGGACTACAATCAGCATGGGTCTTTAAGTCTTGTGCCTTTTCGACAAGTCTCTTCTTGTAAAGCCAATCGCTCCTTTGCGAGATTGCAACCATTAACGCCATGGTAATTGCTATGTCAACCCAATTTTGCGAAAGCCAATTCAACATTTCCGTCCTACCCCCTTTTTCTTATAGGCTCATCCAATTTACCCATTACTCTTTGCAATTTCTCGATACAATTCTTAAAGTCATGAAAGTAAGAAAAGTTTAGCCCAAGAATGGCAAACCCATCATCTCTCCTTTTGAGCCGTTTATAGGCTCTCCCTACTTTATCGAGAAATTCCTTATGATCATCCGGTGAAAATGCCACCTCACGTACCACGGGGTGGTACGCTATTTCTTCCGCCATACATGTAGCATTCCACAGAAGCAGGTTTATAGCCGCCAATCTTCGTGCAAACTTAGTGATGTCTCTCATGTACCTCTTGTCGATGTTGGTATCGTTGCTCATTTAGATTAACTCTCCTTACTTGTTTTCTTCTTCCTTTTCGGGCACCATCTCGGACTAGTCTTCGGTAATTTAATCAATTCTTTCCCACTTGTTACAATTTTCTAGCTTGTAAGTTAGTACGCCGTCCGGCGTTTCTATATCAATATACAACGGATACATGGGCACCAAGTCCGTTCCTCTGTCCCACCTCACTCCAATTATCGTCGTAGGCTTAAAATGCCGTTGCTCGCACTTTTCCGCAAGAGCCGCTTTATTGTATATGCAACCACACATTTCACATTGGTACTGCGTTCTAACCTTCATCTTATCTCACCTCCTGATTCCTATAGTTCCCACTGGCCTATCAGTCACTTGGTTTCCTCTTTTTTACTTTCTACCTTAGCACGCCATTTGCAGTACTGATCACGATTTGTGAAATAGGTGGCTTCAGATAACATGATCTCGACAATTTCCTCTTCCGTTAAATCACGGGATTCCCACTCATCACAGCCCGAGCACGAACCGTACCAATACTTATAGGAAAATACTCTACCATCTTTCAAAATTACGTCGATATCGACGAACCCGGAATAGTCTGCTTCGTATTCAAGACGTAGGACTTCGACACCTCCGAGACGGTTGACAACCGCTTCCAGTATATTACTATATCTGGAACCATCACACATTTCCTCAATAGAAATCGGTATACTCATTATTTTACCTCCAATTCGATTAATTTTAGAATTTTTAAGGCGAAACCTAGAGACCAGAAACTCTTTTTCTATTTTTCTTTGGCTGTATTAAGATTTCTAATGGCATATTCCGAAAATAAATAGGTTGTTTACCAACCGCCGCTCTACGCTCATTACATAATTTTTCTAACACCTGTGCCTGATGAAACAATTCCGGATGTTTTTCATTTAAAAGAATCCATTGTTGCCGTGTCTGAAAGGGGCATATATAACAACCACTTTTCATTGGTATTGGTAAACCGTGATGTTTGATTATATCAATACACCCTTGACGATCAATACCAGCAACAACAAAGGGAAATTCATGCTCTATACCAGCTTTGCCAACGAATCTTTCAGCACGGTGCGCTTCTCCCCCATCTATCGCAATTAATTCTACACAAGGGCAAGAATAGTATGCTGTGAGAACGTCCACTTTGTACTCTTTTGTACACCACCTTCTACCTCTATTTGGAATAATACGTCTATTTAAGCAACGTTCATATACTGTTGATCCATATTTATTTACGGGTTTGATTACTGTTACCGGATATCCATGATCAATCATCATCTGCATATATTCATACGTTTCGGGCCAGTCCGTCCCATGATTTACAAATACCGCCTCAAAATCTTCACCCGGTATTTTCCCTTGTTCAATAAGATACAGATACAATGCCCAACTATTTATGCCACCACCATGAGAAAGATAAGTTTTCATGTTTGATATTATACATACCTCCCCAAGCAAGCTTACCAATTAGCCCTATAGAGCTTTCATTAATACTGTATAAAGCGCGTTGCGTAATGCGTCAACGTTTCCGCTTATATGTCCATGTGCTGTTATTTTGTTATCGGGGTCTTCTTTATCAGGGCCACAAACCATAACCAGCAACGCTATGGGATCTTTGATGCCATAGGCTGTTTTAAGATCATCAGCCGCTATCGGTATCTCTTTACGTACTATACCTTTGATTGTTTCGATATCTTCAGTAGTTATACATTTTCCCATCATTTTGTCTTCCTCCTTTTATCAACCTAATATTGTGGATTAGTCTTCGTCAATCTGTACTGGTTTCTTCCTTCTCAACTCAAACCCGCGCCAGTCATACTCCTCCGTAAGCCTACGTTGCCGTTCAGCTTCGCGTTCGCCTAATGCCATGGTCTTTTCACGCCGTCCTTGTTCCTGCGCTTCCGCCATAACAGAAAATGTCTCATGCACTTCCTTCGCAAACCGATTGTAGCTTTCCAGCGACACCATTTAATTACTCTCCTTTCACAATGTAATTGTTAATATATTAACATTTCTACTATCATTCCTGGATAACAATTTAATAAAATTGGAAACCGAAACGAGAAAAAGGTGCTAATTGCGTTACATTTCCTTTGGCATTGCCTTTTGTGCTTGCGGGTTGATCCAGACACTTTCTACCCGTGGTTGCATCCTCTTACCTGAACCATTGCCTAAGATACCACTTGCCCGTGTTCTCGCCGCCGCATGGCACGATGTCTCATAATCCTTTCGCTCCCATCCGGCCTGTTCGAGTTGTGTATGAATAGAGTGGCGATAACCAGAAAGAATCACCATCGCCTTTACTTTCAGCAGAATTTCCACTAGCTCACTATGATCCTGCAATGACATTTCATGCTTATACCTTCCATCTCTGCGTGTGTCTGGTACATAGGGAGGATCGCAATAAATTAAAGCATCTGGCGTGTCGTACCGTGTTAAAATGTTCCTAAAATCCGCATTTTCGATTTGTACGCGCATCAACCGTTCGTGAATTAATGGAAGCATATCAATGGTAGAAAGCCATTGTGAGCAGGTTGAAGCCATTCCACGACAACTTGTGGTGACTACGTTGCCCCAACTGTGTGCGAAATGACCACCAAAACTCATTCTCGCAACTACAAACCACCGATAGGCACGTATAATCTCGTCATCACACTCTTCCCAACTAGCACGACACAAGTTATATTCCTCTCGACTATAAGGAGTAAGAGAAACCAGAGAATGGAATTTAGCGAACATTTCTGGATCGCGTAACACACGAAAAAAATTAACCAGACCGCTATCCAGATCGTTATATACTTCTACCGGAGATGGGGTTTTCCCAAATAAAAGGCTCGCTCCTCCACCAAATACCTCGACATAGATTTTGTGTGGTGGTACAAGTGACAGCAATTTGGTTACCATTAGACCTTTGCCCCCTACCCACTGTATAGGGCTACGTAGCTTTTTCGCGGTCGTCACTTCTACTCTCCTTTCGTTCGACACACTTTAGATATCGTTTCCTTGTAAAACGGCACATTACCTTGCGATGGCCGTGTTCTCATATCATATAACGCCTCTTTTTCCGCTTTTGGATCGCCCTTACTACTGCAAAATAATTCCCTAAAACATTTTTGATTCTGTACTAAACGTTCCTCAGTCGTAAGATTATAAAATCCTTTTCGCGCCAATTGACGTTGAATTATCCTTTTCACGATTTTTCTTCCTTAACATACTGTTCTATCGCCTCTAATGCTTGCCCTATCATACAGTCAGAAGAATGACCATCCTTTTCACCCCAATTGCATAGAGGACACGACCATTGTTCTGATTTACGTTCTATACATCTACCGTCTACTCCAATACACCACTCCACGGCAGAAAGAGCATTTTTTGCTAACTCCAAAACATTATAAAACGTCATTTTTCTTCTTTGAAATCCTTTGTAGCTTCCTCTTTGTCAATTTGACTCGGCGTAAACTTTACGAAATACTCTTTCCCTAAAGAAAACATATCAATTACTTCATCAGTAGCAAGTACTACTTCAACTTCTCCAGGACAATAACGCTCGTAATCATTAACAGGCCGGAGCGTAGCACATTCGATACCACTTTTATAACGTTCCTTTCTAAAGCAATAAAATGTTCCACTTACTCTATCCATAATCTACACCGACCCTTCTTTGATAGAAGTAAACAAATCCAAAAACTGATTCACCATCTTATCTATACTATACCGATCTACCACATAATCTCTACCCATTTTCCCGATTCCCTTCGCTTCCCCTTGATTATGATAGAACCAATTCAACTTCTGTAAATAATCGTCATGATCCGGTATTTTATAAAAAATTGCATAGCCCTTGTCGGGGTTAGCAGGTGCATATTCAGCGCATGGTTTTATCAATTCATGTTCACTTACCGTCATTTCTGGAATACATGAGCAATCTGTTACTAATACAGGTTTACCACAAGCATGAGCTTCCGCCAGAGGTAACATAAATCCTTCACCTAATGTAGGTACTGTAATTACATCGCACATATTATATATAAGTCTCATAGCCTCTTCACTAACACCACGATCAGGCTTTAATTCTCTAATCAATGCCACTTTTCCTATCAAATTGTTCTGTTCAATTAGCCTATCTAAATTCCAACCCATATCCTGTACCACGGAATGCACATAAAGTAAAACATCGTTTTTATCGACGCAAAATTCCCCAAAAGCCTTAAATATAGCAGGTAAATTCTTGCGCCATTGATTCCGGGCTACCACTCCACACATCCATTTATTCAACGGTAACCCACTTTCCTTTTTAAATTTATCTATTTTCTTTTGTGATTCAGGATAAAACTGAGAAATATCTATACCATGGTAAATTAACTTTAAATTTTTTTTCGGACAAACTTTCTTTACTTCATCATAAGCGAATTTACTATACACTACGGGATGATCAACATCTTCAACTAATTTTGCCCAACCTTTTGGGAAAGGGTAACCATCCACCGGAAAATAATGTACTACTTTGGTTTTTTTGCGACTAGGCAATAGGGGTAACCATTCCACCATCCAGGGATCGCCTAACACAAACGTAATATCAGGCTCCCAGGCATTAAGCACTATTTCTGTAACCATACTACCATAATAATCCATTTGTGAATTGCTCGCAGGTAAAATATCAAATGGATAGTCATGTTTTTCGCCTTTATAAAACCAACCTATTTGCTTTACCTCATGACCCGCTTTTACTGAGGCTAATGCAAGGGGACGGATAACATTAGCAAACCCTGTATTAGCCGTTACTGTATCGCCAACCATCAAAATCTTAGCCACAATCACTACTCCTTATAGCAGATTCAAAAAACGTTGCCTAATTATTGGTATATCAAATTCTTTGATTTTTTCTTGCGCATGTGAAACAACATATGCAAAAAACAAGTCATCACAAATTAATTGTTGAACCAATCTCGTAGCTTTCTTTACCTCCCAATAATTTACCGTTATATCAGGAAATAATATTTCCTGTGAATAACTACCATATGACCCCACACAGGGCATCAATGCCGAAGCACAGTCTAAAGGAAATCTGCCCCAGGTGGTTCGAGAATCCAAATGAATACCCATATAATATCGGGAATGCTCTTTATAATAATCGGGCCATTCCTTAATTGGCGCTAATTTATAATCCAATCCTAAATCATTGTAAAATTTTACTTCAGAATTATTTAGAGGATATGCAACAAAATCAAAACCTAACGATACACATGACTGGGAACGCAAATTTTTAACCACCGCAACAGAATAAACACTTCCTCTTGAAATTGATAATGCACCTAATTCAATTACTGCTTGTTTAGTATCTGAGTTATTCTGTTGCGCCCATTCTAACGGATACGGAATGCCTATAAATTCCACTCTTTTAGATGTATAAGGTTGCAAAACATCTTTCGCTTTATCGTTAATTACTCCAATGATGTCTAATGTATTTAGAACCTCTATATATTTCGTAAATTGATCTTCATCAACCTCTGGCAAAATTGAACCTTCCACTAAGCCTATTACATATTTAGTATTACTATACTTTCTAAGATTTATCGCAACATCAAAAAGATTTGTGGTCAATTCAATCATCACAACATCATACTGATCGAAATATGAATAGTCCTTAATTGCACCAGCATAGTACACGTCACCATCTAAAGCGTATGCCCAGTTACGAATCTCATTAGCTGAAGTAGTCCATTTACCCATCGTTCTCAAATTACTAACTAGACAAAATTTCACAATATCATTCCCTTTCACAAACCACTCCCATAAATATCTTACCTGGCCGAAACTTCGCTAAATAATTCTTTCCACGTGTACATTGATTAGCACAATGAATGCAATCTTCAGAAGTAGCATATTTTACCTTTGGCTTTTTCTGTTTTTCATTCGTTGTATCTTGTTCTTTGGACATTGTAACTCCCCCTTATTCCCACCAATTGCTTATATGATCTTTGATATAATCCCAAAACTTATTTACACTACTTTCATTTTCATAAATATTTACAAGGCTAATACTTTCATCCGTTCCTACAATATCATATCTGTCACCTTTAATAACCTTTTCGCACAATGTAACTGCATCTTTGATTTCACTAGAAATTTGATCATTATCAATTTCATTTAACCAATTTGACTTTTCAAAGAATTTTTCCATCTTTTTTAACTTAACATATAATAATCTATAAATATACCAGTCGTCCCAATCTCTATCGCACCAAATAACAGGTAAAAATTCTTTGAGATTTTTTATTCCTTGAAAAATATCTCTGAACATAGTGTACACTCTCTCTAATTTAGTAATTTAGGAAAAATACAACTATATAATTCATCAGCGGTACACTCTTTTACTATTTGAAGCTCGGCACCATTGACCAGAAAATCACTGACAATTCCATATAACTTATTGACATCGTCAGTCCGATATGTCATCGGATCACTCATAATGGCAATAAAATAGCTATCACCAAATTTCCAAAGATATGCCTCATCATTCCACGCAGAGATACATAACACACTACCATCATCCAAATAACGAACAACTTCAGTAACAGTATACAAATTTAATCACCTCATTCGACAATTAATTAAGAGGAATGCGAAAATAACTATCAAACTCCATATTAGTACAATCTGTTACTATTTGAAATTCAGCACCTCTGACCAATAGTGTATCAATAAATTGATATACCAAATTAACATCATCACTCCAAAATAGGGTTCTATCGTCCATAAAACCTACAAAATATATATTCTCTAATTTCCACAAATACACTTCGCCCTCTACAACTGGAATAAATAATACTCTACTATTATTAAGATGATCAATGATATCGCTAGCAGTAACAGTACAATTCAACAAATCTATCAATCTCCTTTTCAAACTCCTCAAGCGTTCCATTATTTACAATCGTATAAATATTGAGGGAATCAGCCCCCGTTTCCACGGGGGCATCTAGCAAACCTACATCGCAATGACCATCCCTCTTAACTATCCGTTCAATAGCAATTTCTTTATCGCACACAATCTTTACTGGTACAAATCCCTCCTGCACACCTCTTTCATACTCCTCAATCTTTCGACAATCTGAAATCACAGCAGGCAAGCCCAAAGCCTTCACGTTGTTAAAAGTATAATTGATCCATACATAAGGGTCGATCTCTCTTAACTTTTCGCCAATTAACTGCAAAAGCTTTCTATTCTTTTTACCCATTCCAAAATATTCCTTCGCTATCGCGTATATCCCATCAGCAAATGCAAAGGAAGTGTAGCCATACCATTTACATACTCTACCAGCGAACGTATCTTTCCCGACTCCCGCTCGACCACAGACTAAAATATTTTTCAATCACAGTCACTCTCCGTATAACATCTCTACTAATGAGCTACACAACCCCGTAGAATCTACAAAAACACTCCTTAATGTACAATAGCCGTCTTCATTGTACTTGCACTCGTATACGTAGCACGTAATTTCTGCCATTAATTTCACTATCCTTTCAATGATTTCAGCTTATTCAGTACATTTTCAGCTTCTTGCAGGCTACTATAATCAAGTGACGCCCCGACTATTGCTACGAGTTTATCTTTAGGTACACCCTCCTTCATTTTTTGACGAGCTACTTCCTTAATACTTGTAACGATTTCCTCTAGTTTACCGCCTCCTGCTTTAAACTCGTTAGCATCCTTATCAATAACAGAGTCAAGTTTCTCAATTTCTTCGCGGGAGCGCACACGGCCCGTATTGGCTTGTAAAATGCTGTCTTTCCAATGCTCATATGTCGCCATCTCAATGACGTTATTAGGCGTGAAAGTCATTGTACGATCTTTTATAACCCTTGCTATACTGCTTCCGTCCTTGTTTTTCGAGAATTGCAACACTACGTCAAAATCATATTCGGCACCCTTACTTGAATTATACGTGGTTCCAACGGTGACGAACGTGACTGTACCATCTGGTTGTTTTACAGGTTCCTTCTCGTCCTTTCCTTCAGCCACAATGACAATGTTTTTGCCCATCTTACTATACTCAAATAATTTTCCGATAAGCCTGTCATAAACTAACTTGATAATACCCCATTCTTTGGGACTCAAGCCTTCCGCTTCAACCATACGTTGATTTTTAATTGCCCGATTTTCCACAACTTTCAATGCCGCATGTTGCAGATTCTCATAAACACGCGAAATTGAATCTATAACGATTGTGTTGACTTGGCTGAATAATTCAGAGTCTGCTTCAAGCTCACTTAGATCTTCCATAATCGCCTTAGCCGAAACCGATGTAGACATCACTAAAATATTTTGGTTATTGTTCTTGTAAAAGGTTGCGCTGGAATCGGCGTCTATTAACGCCTGACTGGGGAACGTCAAGGCGAATGGAGTTTTACCCGATCCTGATTCGCCATACACTAGTATTCTTACACCTTCGCACAGCTTTTCCGGCCTTGTGAAAGCCATTTAGCCACCTCCTAAAATATCTTTCAATTAAAATGGGAGTTCGTCATCATTATTTACATTCTTCGATTCATTTTGAATAACATCTTCAAACAATGGACTCACATTCTTCTTTTTCCCTGCTATAGCTTCTAGTATTGCTTGTTCTTTGTATGCCTTTGGCCGATAAGACTCAGGAGAAATTCCGGTAATTTCGTATTCACTAATGTGTTGCTTGATAGTAACTGTATTCTCACCCCATTCATTTTGTTCACTCATGGTATCCAAACTAACCATGTTCCTAATACGACCATTTGCTTTAAAAGCATCGCCTACGGATAAGGTTAAAATCTTCTTTCCAAAGGCACTATTTTTTTCTGGATAAACTGTGAACAAATAAGAATAGATGTCAGGTAGTTCCCTGCCATGTCTTTGAAACACCCAGGCGTATAGATAGATTTTTTGCGATGATTTGTCATAGTTCGTTGATTGAAGTACCATCTCTTGGGAAAAAATGGCATCTTCCTTAAAATCGGGAGAGTCAAAATCGACGGGCTTACTGGCCGGATATACATTTTTAATAGTTAACTTTGCAATAGTCTTATCGTTCCATTCCCTATAATTGATTTCACCTCCAATTACCACAGACGACCCATGAGGCATATCATACACATCTTGGATCACGTCCCATGCGGGCTTAATCAACCTGCACCCCGCAGGAACGGCCATTCCATATTTAAGTGCAACAGTCCTCTTATTCGCTTGGTCCCATGCATACACCCTCTCAGGGAGAGTGCCGTAACAATCACAATACACAATTTGTGTCGGGGATGTACGCACCCCAACATGTACGCTACGGTACGGCACGCCCGCGCTATTTACCCCTTCTTTTGCAATATCGTCCCCTTTTGCCAAAATTCCACGCACCCTGAAGAAACTACGATGTGGCTGGAATTCCATAATTCACCCTCCTCTAAGCGATGTGGGCACATTATATCATATATTTTGCAGTTTGTCAAGTGTCCTTTTGGCGCTACTGACAAAATCGGGCAACGAGTTAGAAATGCTAATTAATTCATATATTTCCTTACGAAAACTTTCCAGGTCAGCACAGTAGTAATATATGATTTGTACCTCCTTCCTTACGCTATAATTTCGGTTATTGAATTTTCTATGGATGGCTTCTTCCACCATTGCTAATTCGTCTGGAGGAACCGGATCACAATTCCTTAACACCCTGTTACGCCTAACCACGTGATTGCGCAGACGGGTTGCCTGTTGTTCCAATACGCCGACCCCGCTTTTGTTGCAACCTTTCACGTGCCGTCCTCCTATTTTTTCTACATTTTACACCAGCCAAACTCCATTGTCAAGTAAAATATTGTCGTTTTATGTCGAAATCCCTTCTTTTTCATTCTCCATTTCTTTAATAATTTTGGCAATTTCTTTCAACCAATATAAATCAGCATCACTACGTCTACCAGTCATACGCATGATATCTTCCACTTTGATATCAATGCGTTTCAGTAACTCGATTTTCCTACTTCTATTAATTGCTTCCACAGTAAGTCCAGCTAAATTTATCCCGTAAAATTCGACGTTTAGTCCTTCAAAAACTCTGCGGAGCATGTCACTAGGATTGGAGCACGTTTCACTTCGCCCTGCTCTAGTCTCCACAGGACGAATAAGATATGGAGAATCTTTCAACCGCATAACTTTGTTCGCTTTCCCAAGTCCACTCCTGTCAGGCACAAAATATTCACTTTCTCCTATGGCTTTTTTAATGTCACTTACCACCATAGGATCACTGATTGTCACCACCCTATTCTTTAAATTTAACTGTATACGACCATCTTCCTCCTTTATATCCGATACCTTTAGGTACTTGATTTCACTAGTGGTCAACAAATGCCACGCTAACTCTAATATTACTACGTCTCTATAGTTACTTTCCCTACCATCCGGTAATTGCTCTATTAGTAGGTTACGAAGAGCCCGATATTCGCGCTCTGAAATAGTTACTTCCAATAATGCCTCCAAGTCAATGTATCCCAATTGGTCATACAATAATTGTAACGGCTGGCACGACATCCCTAATTTGTTACACGCATATCTCTGTAAGTCTCTTACCTGCTGAACAATTTTATTAATCGAATGTGGTGATATAGTTTTCATTGTCAACAGGAAATTGTTCAAGTCATGATTGTTCCAATTCCACAAATACTTTGGATAGTTACTTATCTTTTCCAGTAGGCTAAAATACGTTTTCTTTTCGCGCACATTTTGGCTAAAAAATCCCTGAAATAACTTTTTGTAATTTTGGAGTTTCTCGTTGGTTTCTACCTTTCCCTTTGTCTGTTCTGTAGAATCATATCTTACATACATACCAGCTTACCGTCCTTTGCTATACTTAACTTACCCGTTAAGCATAGCAAAACTCTGAGGATTTGTCAACACTTTACAACCTATTCCTAAGACAATTTTTAATTTGAGAATTAACTAACTAGCTAGGCTAAATTCTTTCTAAAATATTTTTCTTTTGTTTTTGTAAAAATTTCTTATATTTTAGAGCCTCTGTAGCATAACCGTTTTCGGTTATATCTTTTTCCTTCATGTACTGATACGTCCCCCTTATCCCGCGATTGTAAGATATCAACGTTAGTTCCTCCAATCTCTTGCTACGATAGCCCTGCCTACTCCAGTAGTTTTGGAGGTAACCTAAATACCAAACGCCCCCGTTAATGTTATCCCATATATTATATGGGTCAATTCTCCGGTTAATTCCTCTCGATATTTTTTCGACAGTTATTTTGTTAATTTGAAATAATCCCACATCTCCAGTATTTGATTCTTTTTTTGGGTTAAACCAACTTTCTGTATGAGCCACGCTTAAAGCAAGTTCAAATGATACATTGTATTTTTTGCACATATAGTAAATGTACGCCTGATATTCTTTTTGCAAAGGAATATCGTATATCATTGCTTCTGTAACTATATGAGATTGCGCTCTGCTATATGCTAGTTTTTGCATAGCTGTAGCTTTAGGCAATGCGATTAGTATTGTAGCACATGTTATGATCACAATTACTAACTTCTTCAATTTGACAACCTGCCTCTAGCAAATCTAACAATACACTATTTAACCAATTTAAACAAACACTCTCTCGTGTTCCATTCTGGATGTTCCCATATTAGCTCTGTTAGCCCATTCAATGTCTTACCAATTGTCTCTCCCTTCATTCCAAGTCCGATTAAGTCATTACCATTGATTGCCAAGTCTTTTCTCGTAATTGGCATTTTCTCGGCAAGAATTCGAAAGTAAGTGTCTTTTATCTCTTTGACCTTAGTCTTGTAAATCGAATCTGAATGTAGTATGTTCAATAAACCAATAATCCGTGAAGTGTCTTCTTTCCCAAACAAAGCTATCATTTCTTTGATATCGTTTTCTGAAATATAGTCAATCTGACATGAATTCAAGATATTCAGCTCTGTAATAATTTTCGTTACCGATTCGCTCATTCTTTTCGAGAATTTAAACTTGTTGATCAATATAACCTTATATACAGTTTCATAATATAACTGCCACACGTAAGCACCCCATCTACTTACCAAGTCATTTTCTACGCAATTTAAGCTTATGTTCAATTGCGGCACTCTTTTCGGTATTTCCACCGCTTCATTTAACCATGATTCTTCAAACAGAGATATGCCATAATCAGCATTTTTGGAAAGAATGATCCGACTTAATTCATCACGAATTCTTTCTATTGATACTTTCTTTAATGAGTCACGATTTCTCTTAATACTTTTCCACGTTTCAAACTCAATACTGAAATCCAAATCTGCTGCAAAGCGAATGGCACGCAACATACGGAGGGGATCTTCTGCAAAACGTTTGTCAGCGTTCTCTACACATTTAACCAGCTTCCTTTTAATGTCGCCTACATTCTTCCGATTCCTTACGTTGCCTGTTACATCTGCAACAATAGCATTTATCGTAAAGTCTCTACGTGCCAAGTCGGATTTTAATGTCTTCATATACTTCACATTATCAGTATATCTACCGTCATTTCTATAAGTGGTCACTTCTACACATTTATCGTTATTAACCACTCCTACCGTTCCATACTTAATTCCAAGTAGAACAGTATGATTAAACATCTTTTGTACTTCTTGCGGGAGTGCATTAGTGCACACATCCCAATCGTGAGGCTCGCGCCCCAATATTGAGTCTCTGACACAACCACCTACTACATATGCTTCGTATCCATGCTGCATCAAAACCATCATTATATCCTTCACATATGGTGGTATCTTTATTTCCACTTTTCAAGCTCCCTGAGTGTCATATCTATAAGCAGTTTATTTATTTTTTCTACGTTTGGTGATTCAGGTAACCTAGAGTTTTTATACGCATCCTCAAGTTTTTTGAATAACTCATCAGCTTCTTTTTTGATGTCATCCAATGTATAACCCCCATAGCGGATGCTTAATAAATGCGCTCTATCTGGCCGTTTGACATAAACATTTCCCTCTGTCAATACTTCTATTCCCATGTGCAATAGACGTATTAAGTGCTGTGCATGTTTAGTATCATATCCGTAACGCTCAATTAAATCCTTGTGCGAACCGTGAGAATTATGGTTGCTTTTATCTTTAGAGATCAATTTGTTTAGTTGTGATAACGCATAACCTCCAAAGGTAGATCTAGCCTTAGTAGACAAAAATAAATGTCTATTCTGTATCAAGTCGGCACCTAAATCGTCACAATAAATAATGTCTGACGGATCAACAAACAGATACTCAATAATATTGGGATTACAATTGGTTGCAAGCTTTACAAACTTGTGCAAGCCATAATTGGTTATTTCCGCGGGCTTTCTTATTTCTTCGTATTGAGGATAGTTAGTATAGTTTTTACTTTCATACTGCTCAAAGTTATAATATCCAATAATATAATCTCTAGGTGGAATACAGACCGCTCCTAAATCCACATCAGAATCTGTATGACTCATACCATAAGCATAACTGCCACGATATACTTTCAAAATCGTTCGTTGCTCAATCCAAGATTCAACGTTCATTGACTAAATTCGCCTTTCTTATTTGTTGATTTTCACCAATTTTTTGTTTTGACTTATATTCCGGATCAATAGGTAATTCTTTGGGATACTTATCATATATAGGATATTTACATAGTCGTCTTAACTCTCGATTCTCTTTTTTGTTACCTATAAAGTAAACATATCTACATTTCTTGCTTCGTGGTCGATAAAGGATATTCTCTGTATTCAATATTTCCTTTAGTTTATTTATGTCACTCGTACCATATTTATTATATAATGACTTTGGATGATGTTCTTCGCCATTAATTAAGATATTGCCACCACCTGGAATTGAGTATCCTGTAAAATACCAATTTGATGCCTGATAAATATATCCTAAATGACCTTCTCGCGTATCCGCAAACGATATTAAAATTTTGATATTTGGTTTATCTACTTTTAGTAATTTTATCCCTTGAGATATAAGAAAACTCTCAGCATTTCTCGGTGCAATATCATAACACCACAGCCTGTTCAATTCTAATACAGCGTTCTTATATTTTTCACCACATATTTCCATCAAATTCCGGTTTGGCGGTATTCCAAAAGTAATAATTCCCAATAGTAAATCATTCCTATAAAGGCCATAATTCACTACTATGTGGGGAACCCTATGCAAATAATGTTTATTCTTACATATCTCCTTGGCCTCCATTAACGAACATTCCTTTACAGTATACAATTTTTTGTTTAGCTTATCGTCCTCAATTATGCTTACTACTTTTATTGCCTTCGCCTCCTGTAATATTATTTTGCATTTTGGTCACACTTAGCAAAAAACATTAATTTCTCAAACATATCTTCACCCACATAACTCTTTAATTTTTTACTATTTCCCCCATTTAGAACATTTAATGCCCACATATGAAGTTGTATTATGTCTGTTACCATCAATGTATCTTTAATCTCATAATCCATCATACGTAATATCCTATAAGCCAATTGCGCCGACACATTCTCGTGTTGATAGTAATGCGCATACTTATCGCCCTCATTGAATGATTTACAATATGGTTTGCCAATATCGTGCATTATAGCCGCAAGAATCATCGCTTGTCTATCAACGTTGTAATAGCTCTCAAAAACATCCTTATATACATAATAAGTATGACGACTCAATGAAAGCGTATGATGTTTAGAATCTTGTGGAAAGTCAATCATCAAATACAATTCATGAAAACGGTGCAATACATATTCCTCAAATTCATCATAACTCATTAAAGTATTAATGTTTAGATTAGTACCCCTAAAACTATCTAAACCCACACCCTCAACACTATCCCATCCTTCTAGATATGATGGCACATGTGCATTTTTGTACATTCTATCAAAAACATCTTCAGGAACAACTCTTTCTCTTGTAAAATTCCTAGTATAAGATACGTCATAAGGACAATAGAAGTATACAATTTCCTTATAAAACCTTTTAAACATTCTAACAAAGTCTATTCTTTTACTTCTATTTAAATTTGTGGCATCAATAATCACATTAACATTGTTCTCAAGCAATTGACGCGCTCTTCCATAAAGGACTGCAAACACTTCACCGTTATGTGTCTGATCATTGACATCGCCATATAACTCCAGACGCAAATCGTCAGAAGATAATTTGACAATATTGTTACTCTCTTTGACAACATTATCAGCATAGTAACTCTTTCCTGATCCAGGAAGCCCACACAACATTGTTACAGTTGGCATTATCTATCCCTCCGTTCATATTTCACAATTTTCTTTTTTACTACCTTCCAGATACTTCGCATAGTCTCGTGCAATTGTCTGGCGAAAATGTTCTACTTTAAGTTTATTGTCTAGCATCAAAAATAGATGTTTACTGTATTCGGGGCAATTTGCCATTACATACAATGCAAACTCCTTTCGATTTTTATCTTTGATTTCTTCATATATTTTTCTTACCTTTTCTATCTCTAACCGTAAAACTGAATTTAATTGAGATGTCTTATCTTCAATCTCAATTCTAAATTCTTCGGGTAACTTTGTTATCAAATCGGCAATCTTTTCATCCTTCCATGCCTCTGCGATAGCTTTATCCGACAACCCACACACAATTTTATGCACCTTTTGGTATTCGGCACTCTTTACTTTAATCCTAAATCCATCGCTCCATCTTAAAACAAACCCTTCTTCTTGACTGTCCAAGGTTACACATTTCTTTACTATTTCATCAATATTAGCTTCAACTTTTTCCGTTACAGGCATCTCCATATCACGCGCCAATTCACACAATTCCTCATACGAGAAATCGTATCCGTTGTTACTATCTCGCGCACCAATCAAAATGAGATCAACAAAATTATAGTTGACTACAACCTTTGTTAGGGGATGTATGATCTCAACCAAAAGTGTTATATCCGCAGGAATATTTTTGTTCCAATATTTTTCGTTCCAAATTTCTTGAGCGATTTTAGCCTGCTCAGACTCGAAACTGCCCCGAGTTGCCCAAAATATTTTATTATCCAGGCGATAACTTATGCCTAAACTTCCGTCATATTTGACTGTTATTTCGGGCTGTTCATCGGGAATTTCGCCCTTGTATTCTCCAAGATTGAAGAATTTTGCGAACGGTAGAGAAATTATCCGCCTTGTTACCTTATCAAAAATTAATCCTCTGCAATTTAGTGTCGCCTCATTCCATAGCCTTTCAAACGAAGCCTTTAGCGTATAATTAGCAATACAAATTTTTGGATTATCGGGATGTTTCCTTTCAGTAATATATCCTTCTGCTAACATCTTGTTGTAATTATCTATAGTAATCCCGAGATCATCTAACAACACTTCGTATTCCTCCTGAAACATTATCATTCTTGAGATTTGTTACATGTGACTTCCGCTATTCCCTGTAAATAGTTTTTGAGTATCCGAGCACCCCAACTCAAAACCTCATCTTTCTCGCAACCATACTCCATAAAAACCCACATTATATCAGACTTGAATTCTTCAAATGCCTCTTCGGCTGTATCAGCCCAAGAATAAATTTCGAGTTCGGGCCATTGAAATGTAATACGCCCCTTTTTCTTGATAGGTTGAAAAACTAATGGAGTCTTAAATGTAACTTTTATGCCATCACTTTCTATTGTTTGTAATTGATACATTATATACAACTCCCTTAATTATCTTTAGTAACCTCCTTAACATTTGTTGGATAAATGTATAACTCAAAGCGGTCCCATCTGCTATCATATGCTGCAATTGCCGTGAAAACAGCTAAACATCCTTTCTTTTTTAAATCACTTATACACACCATTCTTCCTACAAGAGTAAAAGATCGTGCATCTTCTTCCTTGTCCAGGTAAAATTTTGAATTGTTATATTTGAAACCAACTCCTACACTACCACAATTTCCTAAAATTATTAATTCATTTTCCAAATCTAAAACAATACTCTTAGTAGAATTAATCCACAACTCGAAGTTTGACCGACTACCATCAATATTTTCTCTGAATAGTAATTCTGCTCTACACCCTTCTTCATCTAAATTAGATAAAGGGATAATAGTGCCGTCAATGCTTCTTTGGACTCTACCCTGAATACGTCTTTTTTCGTCGTACTTAAACACCATTTCTTCGTTGCCACAATGTCCAAGACTCAAATATTTCATCATTATTCCTCTCCTTTTCCTTTTTCATACACAAAAAACTTTTTCCCAACTATACCAAGAGGAACTCTTCCCATTTCCCAAATCTTCACAAGCGGTTCCCATGGATTTCGGAAATCTACCAAATCTTCTGCACTTAGGTATTCCACACTACTGCAACTGTCCATCAAAAGTCGTATAATCATACCGCTTCTCATCCAATATCTTTCTGCAAGTATGTCCCACGTTGCACCGCTAGCCATCTTATATGCGCGTTTTCTATCGTTATCACCCTTTACCGATTCATACGTTGCTGTTATTGCCCTACTCCATGCTCTGCTGTTTTTTACTTTATCCGATATGTCTTCAGCTACTCCAAGATCGTCTATGACTTCCAACGTTACCTTTGGCACTCGTCCAAATCGACTCAGTATTTCCAGATGCTTATTTACTAAATTGCCTATTTCTTCATGAGTAGCTCCAGGCTTACCAAAGTCTATACTCAGCAACCGATTAATTTGTTCTAGAATTTTTTGCCCATTAGGTCCAAAAGCATCCGCCAAGGGTAATTCCTTTTCTATAAACACCTTTTTAAACACCAACAAATCATCATCACTCTCAAAATCACCCAATATTTGCCCTTCAAAAATACGAACAGGCCATAACCCTTTGCGTATAAATAACGTGTATGCCAAATTGGCACCCCCGAATTGCCAATGTACCGATGTTACTTCTTTAGATATTCCATAGGTTATATCGGGAGTCCAACATGCCGCACCCTCCATACTTGTAGTCAAATATACCTTTTGCATCTTTATTTGCACCTCCTCTTTTGGCTATTTGCCATTAATTGTTTTACTAATGTTATTTACTATCTTGGCCAGACTAGGCAGTAACACACTAATCAAAAACATCGAAACTGTAGCAGGAATTACATATTCCATTTTTATCGTCCTTTCAAAAATATTGGTGCCGATGGAGGGATTCGAACCCTCATGATATTGCTATCGACGGATTTTAAGTCCGTTGTGTCTGCCTATTCCACCACATCGGCACTTATTTCTATCTACTTTCCTATAACTATATCACTACTTGCGTCCTTTGTCAAGCAAAATTTTTTCAACCGCCCTGTTACTCAAAAATTAACCACTTCTTTTTCTTCATTATCGTCTGCACCAATTTCAATCTTTTCTACTTCCAAAACTTTGCCGTCCTTGTCTTCCAAAATCACTACAATCATTTTTATTACCTCCTAAAAATCAGCCTCATTTTTGTCGTCTCTTAGCCGCATAAAAACGGGAAACCTCAATGACAGCGCGTCATTTTTACTGTTCTTACTTTCCTCAAAATATTTAATGGTTGCAATTTTACCCATGTATTTGTCTTGATTATCCCATATTTCTTCGCGATCTTCGTCCAAAAAGCCCGTACCAACCTTAACGGTATTGCCTTTATACGCTACCATTAAGGCTCCCAACATCCCTTCATACTTTCCTGTTCCCTCTTCAAAGCCTATAATCCTCAAGTCAGCCTCTTTAAATGATTTGACTTTAAGTAATTCCTTAGTACGCTTAAACTCATACTTTCCGTCCGCAGTATTAACCATAATCCCTTCTACTCCATTAGTGTTAGCCCATTTGAGGTAATCCGCTATCTTACTTTTGTCATTGCCTACGTACAACATGCGCACTTCTTTAAGAAACTTCAGTTTATGGTCAAACGCCACAAAGATATCGTGTATCAATTTTTTGCGCTCAATACACGGATCATACGCCTTTTTATTTTGGAATTGACTCAAAGGTAAACAATCGAAAATATGAAATTCAAGACCTGTTTTAATACCATCCCTTTGAGTAATTTTAACGGTTTCTCGATACAAGTCCTTACTATGCAAAGATTTACCATTAACTGCAATCAATTCACCATCATAGACATAATTGCTCATAAGATGTTCCGCTTCGTTCTCAATCTCGATCATTCCCTCAAACTGCTTCCCTTGACGGCTTATAATCGAAACTCCGTTATTTTTTCTAACCAATATAGCCCGTACACCGTCTAACTTCGGTGTAATTATAAATCCATCTCTTACATGATCTTCATGATCAAAATAACTATATGCCAACATAACCTCAAAACTAGGAATTAGTTTGGGCCAAACTTTATTTACCGTTTTGTAGTCACAACCAATACGCAAATCTTTAAGAATAATGCGCGTATACCAACCTCTAAATTCGCACGGTTGACTATCAATAAAATTTGAGACAAGTTCTTTTTCAGCGAAAGAACCAGTATTATGTTGCCTCAAATAATCCAGCAATTGGAATACGGTCTGAAATTTTGTCTCTTTAAAGGGGAAAAAGTCATCAAAGGTTTTGGGGCCAATCCCATAAACATAGTAGGGATTGAGTGCATACAACAACGTTTGCTTCAGAGATTCGTTATCCCTGTT